GACTGGGACGACCCGATGGCCGCGGCGATGACGCCGATCGTGGGCGCCTACTGGCAGGACTCGGGCGAGCGGACCCGGGAGCGGATCGGGCTGGACCCCGAGGAGTGGAGGGTCAGCAATCCCCACCTGCAGCGGATGATCCATCAGCAGTGCTTCGAGTTTTGTGCGTCCACCAATCGCACGACCTCCCTCCAACTGGAGGACGCCCACCGGCGACTCCGCGAGGAATTGGCCTCGGGATTGGTGGACCACGGCGAGAGGATCCCCCAGCTCACGCGGCGCGTGCAGGCCGTCTTCCAGCACGCGAGCCGATCCCGGGCCCGGCGGATCGCCCAGACCGAGGCGTCGCGGGCGGTGCACGCGGCCCAACTGGAGGCGGCCCGGCAGAGCGGGATCGTCGTCGGGCTGGAGTGGCTGCTCTCCGGCGACGCCTGCCCGGTCTGTCAGGCGATCGCCCGCGACGTGGGGCGCGTGCGGCTGGGGCAGGGCTTCGCGACGATCGGCACGAATCCCGTGTATCGGACGATCCGGCACCCGCCGGCCCACCCCGGCTGCCGATGTTCACTCATCGAGATACTTTCATCCGATTATGGCGGCCCGACCGATGTGGCCTGGGGCGCCCCGTTGAGGCGAGCGGCATGAGCCTCGCGATCACCCGCGCCTACGACGCCGCGGCCGATGTGGACCGCGACGCCCGCACCGTGACGGCGACCATCAACACCGATGCGGTGGACCGGTACAAGACGGTGATCTGCCCCGAGGGGGGGGACTTCACCGCCTATCGCAAGAACCCGATCGTCCTCTACGAGCACGGCCGCACCGAGGCGGTCCCGGTGATCGGCCGGAACCTCTGGATCAAGGCCCAGCGGCGCAAGCTGATCGCCAAGACCCAGTTCTTGCCCGAGGGCACGAGCCCCCTGGCGGACACCGTCTTTTCCCTCTACGCCGAGGGGTTCCTCAACGGCTGGTCGATCCAGTTCCGCCCGATCGCGGACGGCCGCCCCACCCCCGACGAGGTCCGCGCCCGCCCCGAGCTGGCCGACTGCGAGCGCCTCTACCGCTCCTGGGAGCTGCTGGAGTACAGCGCCGTCTGCGTCCCGGGCAACCCCGAGGCGACCCGCGCCGCGCTGGCCCGCGGCCTGCGCCTGCCCGGCTGGCCCGAGCCCGAGTCGGGACACCCCCCCTGCCCCCGCTCGTCGGCCGCACCGCGGCGCAAGTCCGTGCCGCCCTGATCCGCCGCATCCGGGCCGAGGCCGAGGCCCTGACCCGCACCGCCCTGCGCGACGCCCAGGACCTGGCCGAGGGCCGGGTCTAGCCCCCCGTCCCCCGTCCGTCGTCCCCCCAGAACTCCCCCTGCCCCCCCTTGCGAAGGGGGGGAACCGAGTCGACCCTCCCATGTGGATCCGCCTGAAATCCGCCGTCGGCGAGCACAAGCCCGGCGACTTCCTCGATTGTGACGAGGCCGTGGCCCGCGGCTACTGCGCCGCCGGGCTGGCCGAGGAGAGCCCCGAGGGGCCCGAGAAGGAGCTCTTGCGCCAGGCCCGCGAGGAGTACCTGGCGACCCTCCGCGAGTTCGCCAAGGACACCGCGACCAGCCTGAAGGAGGCCGCCACCGGCCTGCGCCGCCCGCGCATCGACGCCGGCGAGCAGCAGGCCGACCGCACCCGCGGCTTCGGCGACTTCCTCCGCAACGTCATCGCCGCCGAGGGGTCCCGCGAGCCCGAGCGGGCCGCCGCGGCGAGCGAGCGGCTGACGAAGGTCTACGGCGTGAGCCGCGGCCTGAACGAGGCGACCGGCACGGCCGGCGGCTTCACCACCCCCGTGCAGTACGAGACGCAGGTCCTGGAGCTGGCCGCCGAGGAGGCGGTCTACAGCTCCGGGGCCACGGTCGTCCCGATGGGCGCCCGCACGGTCGAGTGGCCCAGCCTCGACCAGTTCCAGGCCCCGGCCGCCGGCAGCACCGCCTTCTACGGCGGCGTGCAGGTCTACCGGAAGGCGGAGGCCGCCCAGCGCACGGCGACGCAACCGCGGTTCACCAAGGTGGAGCTGACCGCCACCGACCTGACCGCCTACACCGAGATCAGCCGCGACCTCCTGCAGGACTCCACCGCCACCCTCGACGCGATGGTCCCGCGCCTCATCGGCGGGGCGATCGGCTGGAAGGAGGACTGGGAGTGCCTCCAGGGCACCGGCCAGGGCCAGTTCCTGGGCGTCTTGAACGCCCCCAGCTCGCTCCTGCTGGCCCGCAACACCGGCGGGACGATCAAGTACGTCGACCTGCTCGGGATGTTCCAGCGGCTCTACTCGCAGTCCAAGAAGATGGCCGTCTGGCTCTGCCACCCGTACACGGTCGGCACCCTGCTGCAGATCCAGGACCCCAGCGGCCGGTACATCCTCCTGCCCTACTTCAGCCCCGACGCCGGGGCGGTGGCCGCCGGCCCGGTCTACCGGCTCTTCGGGATGCCGCTGCTGGAGACGGAGAAGGCCCCCACGGTGGGCAACACCGGCGACCTGATCCTCTCCGACCGCTCCCGCTACCTCCTGGGGCGCCGGGCCGGGCTGGAGCTGGGCCTCTCCGAGCACTTCAAGTTCGACACCGACCAGGTGGCCATCCGCGCCAAGCTCCGCAACGACGGCCAGCCCCAGCTCAAGAAGCCGATCACCCTGGCCGACGGCTCCGACCAGGTCAGCACCACGGTCGTCTTGCAGTAAGGACCCCGCACCCGTGCAGTACAACCAGAACCTCTCCGAGGTCCTCGCCGTCGTGGCCGTCGTGCCGCCGTCGAGCCAGGCCGTCGGCGAGCAGCTCGCCCCGGCCGTGCTGATGGACCGCCACCGCCGGCTGCTCGCCCTGATCAACGTCGGCTCGGTCGGGGCCGCCGGCACCGTCAACGCCCAGTTCAAGGCGTCGGCCACCAGCGGCGGGACCTACACCGCGGTCCCCGGCACGGCCATCAACCAGATCAGTACGAGCAACAACCTCGTCAAGCTGGAGATCAAGGCCGAGTCGCTCCAATCCCTCGGCGTCGGGCCCTACGTCAAGCTGTCGATCGTCGCCGGCACCAACGCCGTGCTGACCTCCGCCGAGCTGCTCGGCTCGTGCGACCGCTACGAGGCCGCCTCGGACAACGACGCGACGGCGGTCGCCCAGGTCCTCGTCGTCTAACCCCGGAGGCGCGCATGGGCATCACCCACGCCGACCCCATCGGCGGGCGCGTGCTCAAGGATGGGGAAGTTTATTACGACGTAAACACCGCCCTCTTCTACGCCGGCAACGGCGTGGCCTTCGGCGGGCAGGCCCTGGCCGTCGTCGTGCCCGGGGCGGCGAACACCTTCACGCTGGGGCCCCAGACGATCCAGGCCGGGGCCGCGGCCAACAAGGTCCTGATCGTCCAGGCCGCGGCCGGCCAGACCGCCGACCTGGAGCAGTGGCAAAGCTCGGCCGCGGCGGTCCTCTTCGCCATCGACAGCCTGGGCCGGCCGTACACGGGGAACACCACCCCGACGATCGTCGCCGGCACCGGCGCGGGCACCAGCCCCACCGTGTCGCTCAGCGGGACCGACACCAACGGGGTGATCACCGTCACGACCGGCACCAGCCCCGCGACGTCCGCCACGATCGCCACGATCACCTTCTCGGCCGCGCGGGCCAACGCCCCCAAGACGGTGCACATCGCCCCGGCCGAGGCCAACGCCGGCGCCCTCTCCGGGGCCACGCAGGTCGTGGCCACCGCGGCGGGGATCAGCACCACGGCGTTCACGCTCACCAGCGGGTCGTCGGCCCTGACCGCCTCCACCACGTACAAGTGGTACTACTGGGTCCTGGGGTGAGGTGAGGCGATGAGCGCACCGGCCGTCGGCAGCATCGTCAACTACGTCCCGGGGGGGGCCGAGGGGCTCGAGCCCTTGCCCGCGATCGTGGTCAAGGCCCACGAGCCCGACCACGCCCAGCCGCTGCTGCTGCTGTTCGTGATCCACCGCGCCGGCACGACGACGATGGTGCCGGCCCGCAAGGGCTCGGCCACCAGCCCGGGGACCTGGTTCTAGATGGCCGACCTGATCACCCAGGCGTGGCTCAATGGCGCCCTGGCCGACGCCGCGCTCACGGCGAACCAGCAGGCCCTCCTGCCCCAGCTCACGGCGGCGGCCAGCCGGCTGATCCGGCGCTGGTGCAACCGCCAGTTCACCCGGGCCACCTACGATGAGCTCTACACGGTCGATGGCCCCCGCGCCCGGCTGCTCTTGCGCGAGTACCCCGTCAACGCCGTGAGCCGGATCGCCACGGACCCCACCACGGTGATCACCATCCAGAACACGGACGCGACCACCAACCAGCGGGCGCTGGCGAGCCTGGCGACCACGGGCAACGTCGACACCGGCCAGGCGGTCACCGGGCTGACGCTGACGCGGGTCGCCTCGGGGACGACGACGAGCACCACGATCGCCTGGACGGGCCTCGTCCCGCCGACCGTGCAGGCCCTCGCCACGGCGATCGCCGCCGTGGGGGCCGGCTGGACCGCCACCGCCGACCCCCAGCACGCCCTGTGGCCGGTGGCCGACCTCCGCCAGGTCCAGGGGGTGCTGCCGGCGCTCAGCCCGGCCCAGGCGGAGCTCGTGATCCACACCAGCGACGTCCCCTTCAGCCTGGATGAGCGGACCGGGATCGTCGACCTGCGGGCCGCGGACGTGGAGGACCCCTTCCGGTCGTTCCGCTTCGGCCCGTACCTCTCGACCAGCCTCGGCGACCTCGACGTCCGGGGCGGGTATCTCGGGGTGCGGGTCGTCTACGACGCCGGCCTGGACACGGTCCCCGAGGACCTGCAGCAGGCCACGGTGGAGGTCGTCAAGGCGATGCTCGAGCGCCTGCAGACCGACACGACCCTCACGAGCGAGACCGACGGGGCCTACTCCTGGCAGGCCCGGGAGCTGATCGGGGCCCTGCCCCCGTGGGTCCAGCAGGTCCTGGCCCTCTATCGGAGCACCCGCCTGTGAGGCTCGCGAAGATCGGCCCCGAGGGCGTCCCCGCCCGGCGGGGCGACCAGGCCGGCCGCGGCCGGGCCCTGCTGTACCGCTGCGTCGGGGGGCACCTGGAGGCGACCGCGGACGCGATCGACGTGTGGAACGTCGAGGACCAGCGGGTGCCGCCGCACCGCCTCGTGCTCGTGATCGACCTGGACGGCGACCGGGTCGTCTGCCCGGCGCCCCGGCCCCAGTACCCGAGCGACCCCGCATGACCTGGCTCCGCCGCCTGATCGCGTGGCTCACCGGCCCGCGCCCGCCCGCGCCGCCCGCGCCGCCGGCACCCGCGCCCCCACCGGACCCGACCCCCGGGCCGCCCCCCGACGACGACCTGGTGGCGGCGCTGAACGCCGCGCGGGCGCAACACGGCCGG